AGATCTCGATTACCACCCGACCCGACCTTACCCGCTAGGACTGCACCTTGACGTACTGCCTCGTCAATTTCTTTAGCGAGTTTTTCCTGTTCTTCATCGGACAATTCCTGCGCCCCATCCCAGTCATGATCGTCGAAGCCAGTGACCCCATTACCCTCGCCGTCTCCGCCCTCTTGATCTTGCGACTCAAGTAAGTCGAAAACTTGCTTGGCATTCATGTCCTTGTACTTGGGATCATAGCAACCTTGCTTAGGCATCTTGATCCAACCTGCCTTGCCTGACTCGCTCTCAATAAGTTTAAGGTTAATTACATAGTCACACGCACGATTCGCACGATCATGGTCTATCTTATGAATGTCTTGCCAAGTTGTTAAGTGGCGATACATCTTGTGATAGCACTCGTGTAGCATGAGAAATCTAAACTCAGCATCATTGAGATCATCAACAAACCCACGACCATACTTCTCGTCACGACCATTAGTGCATGCGGTGATCTTATCGTCGACTACTTTTTTACTACCGATCATGAGAACACCTGCCAAGGCAACAAACTCGTCACGACCTATCAAGTCTGTCGTTGCCTTGTACATGCGTTGCTCTGCGGTAAGTTGTTTACCGATTGTTAACATTTGGTTCTCCTTTGTAATTTATTTCACAATAACCTTTAGCATCCCGAATATCCACATACCTACATATGACATATTCGTCGTCATCCCATGACTGTTCAAACTTAGGACACTTAGGGTTAGTAATTGTTGGTGCTACGTTTTCACAGTAGACACATTCACATTCACTCATATCTCCCCCTTACTTCTTGTCTGCGCTGAACATGAAGTTGTTGTCCATACACCATTGTGTAAACTTCTTATTGGTCATGACAACACCTTGCTTGTTGTACTTGGGATTGCGCACCTGCATAGCAAACAATGACTGCGCCTCCTTATCCAAGCGGTTCAGATACTCCATCCATGGGTCAACAAACTCCTTGCTCATGGTAGCCAAGGCACGATACACCACCATCACAACGGCTGAAGATGTTGTAGGAATCTTGGCTGACTTAGGATCTGCCTTGATCTCATCTTGCTTGGGTAACTCGTCAACAAGTTTGATGTATGCACCAAGGTCTGCACCCGCACGATCCCCGATAGTACCCATCAGATTAGACTTCAATGCGTTGTCGCTGATCTTGTCCTTAGCCCACAACCACCGACTTGCCAACTCCAAAGATCTTGGGGTAACAAATGCAGGTCTCTGCGACTTGGGATGATAGATATACGGATTACCCGATACCTGATCGTCAGGATTGTCGACCTCCTCATACGATTGGAACAATCTCGCACCCTCCTCCTTGACCCATAAGATCATGGCGGGATGTATCCCTGCGTTGAAGGCATACCCCTCTATCCAATCTACTGCCGTAGGTTTCTTCATACGCACCACAGTAATACGATTGCGGTGATGTGGCATGAGTAAGTCACCCACACCCTCACCACCTAGATTAGTAGTGGCAAATATGTATGACCCCTTGGGTATCTTCTTAGTACCAAATGATCTCTCGAGCATCACACGCATCATGCCGTTCTTAACCGACGGATTCGCCTTACCAAACTCGTCAATCATTAAGATGATCGGCTTGTCATGATGAAGACCCATCTCCTCGTTAGGCACAAAGCGCACGAAGTTATCTGACCCGTCCTCGGTTAGGATCTTAGGTAGCATGAGATCGCCCAAGTCCTTAGTAGTACAGTCAAAGTAGCACGGCACATGATCGGGCAGTTTCTCTGCCAAGATCTTAAGGATAGAAGACTTACCTGTACCCATGTGACCCTGTACCAGTACAGTACCATCGGGATTCGCTAGAATCGACTCGACTACCTCGTCAAGGGATTGTGAAAATAATTGATCTGCGGTTTGTTTCATTTTGTTTCTCCTGTTAAAAAGTTGTGTCTAACGTTAGACGGATTACCATGACATCTCTTTGAGCAGTGCATCTACCTTGCTCTTGGTATCGTGACGTAAGTCGTCGTCCTCCCGTAGTGCATCGGGGGTAACTCCCATCAAGATGTTCTCTATGCGTAGACGTGCTTGCTTCATGCCCGCATCGCCTGTCACGTTGAACTTGTCCAATAACTTGCACATGTCCATGACGTTAGTAACTAGCGAATCTCGGAAGATTTGTTTCTTCTCGCCCGCTAGTCGCTCGCTCATGTTCTTGAGTGCCTCGTGCATACGTTCCCATGGTTCAGCCAACGCTTGTTGTAAGTTGTCCGCATATGCCTTGGCATAACTCATGTTAAGTTGTTGCTGTGCGTCATTACCAACATCAACTCGCCAGTCGCCTACCGAAGGTACGGGGGAATACTTGACTGAAAACCTATACTTCTCCAAGATCTCGTCCTTGCTCGGATAGTCCTCAATGTTGAACAAGCCACCCATACGACCCTGCGCCCTTGCCACCATGTTGTCGTAATCTAGCAAGAAGTTACCCACGAGAGTATTAATCTCTCCCTCCATCTCAGTGACCCGCTTCTGATAGTCAAAGTACATGGCAGTGGTTAACAACCTAAGACCTGAGTCCGACCATGGCATCGTGGCATAGTAGTGGTGCGTACGCACGTTCCCTGCATACTTGGCTATTGCCTCAAACTGCGGTTCGTCTGCAAACAACTTCTTGTGATAATTACCTGCCCGAGTCTGGGTATTCTTCTGCACGTCGATCTCGGCACTAACTTGTTTGTCAAACTTGCGCCCTGTCCATGTGCTGATGTTAAGTTCAACGAGCATGGCACTACTGCTGATACTAGGTACGCTACCCACGTCTACGTGGAATTCTTGGCTAACGTTAGACGCAACTTCTTGATTACCTGTTGTCATGTTTTTCTCCTGTTAAGTTAATGACATTTACTACACCTTACAACTCTTTACCACTATATATTATATTTTACTAAACTTTACTACTACTGTCCAGTTTTTAGCCCACCCATGCGAGTACGTGGTATGACTAAGATGATTTTCTCCTCGTCCATGCTCTGCAAGGTTACGTCATGCTCTGTCCACCCGATCACGCAATAGGTTCTTTTGCCTATCCGCTTTATCTGTCCTGTATTCACGATCCCCCCTTATTTAAACAACCACAGCACAAACAAGATTGGCAAAGATAAACCCGCACCAATCCAAAATATGGTCATGAAGAAATCAGAGAAGAACTCGAGAAAGTGCCTGAAATCTGACTTGTGCTTCTCTACCGCACAGGCATACTCCCACCCCTTGAACGCTTCATTGACCGAGCGATATGTCCGCCCTGCTACATGATGTGGGTCTGCCGTATTACGATAAGTCTGCATGTCCACCCCTTCAACTACTACCCCTGTCTTAATGACGGGTTTGTCCGTTTTAGTCTTGTTCATATACAACTCCTTTCAATTTATCAATGGTTTGCTCTACAACATCTTTGCCGTATAACTGATTAATCATGATGAGACGTGATGACTTCCGAGGGTCAAGCATGAACTGCGCTTTGGTCTCCTCTGTACCCGCAACCGCTAGGATTGCCTCAAGCATGAATAGGGTATCTTCTCCTGACATGGTTTTCATTTGTTTTTCTCCTTTAGTTTTATATACACCTCGGCAAGCCGTAATAGTTCCTTCTTGTGCATCTTGCACCGCTTGTCCCACATAGCGTGTTCTTTTTTTACTAACTTTACGTATGCGTTTATGTCTTTTTTTACCTGTGCCAACGTCATTTGACTAACCCTCCTTTGTTGTTCAACCCGACTAGATCCGAGCGATCAAAGATCGCCACGTAATTGCTCTTGTGCATTGGCGCTATGGTGAACTTGCGTTCCTTGGCTACCTCCTCACCGCATGGCATACATATGGCATAACCCAACTTCATACGGGCTAGGTCATATGTTTCACCACACAACTTACAACGTGGTGTGTACGTTTTCATAGTAATTCTCCTGTTAAGATGTTAAGTCGTTAATATTGTGTCAAGTGGTAAATTCGTCTAACGTTAGACGCAAGGTTTGGAACTACTCCCTGCGCTACAACTTTTTTACCACTATATATATTTTAAGCGATATAGACCCCAAGGTCAAGGTTTTGACTATCAAAGATTATTAAACTTTATTAAAGAGTATAGTGTCTATAATGTCTTTATTTGTTCTTGTATTGTTCCTTTGTAAGTTATTGATTTATAAGTATTGTTCCATATGAGTCTGTTGCCGAGGATTATGAAGCGACCTTGCAAAAAGTTTTAGAGCAGTCCCTTGCAGAAGAAATCCTACGTTTTAGAACTCACACTCTAAAATGAACGGAACAATAGGAACAATACAACTTTTTCCTTATAAATCAATAGGATCAATAGGAACAATAGGGCAGAACAATACAGAACATTACGGAACAATAGCAGGGTAAACACCTATGCAAATATGTCTTGACAAAAGCCAAAAATACTTTTAACCTGCTAGCAGGTTAAAACAAAAACAAAACAAATTTATCCCGTCGCTATCCGCTTCTCCTAGTCACTGGTCTCATCTCGTCTAACGTTAGACGCAAACATGGGAATAAGTTGTTAAGCCGAATTGACCGCATGGTGAACCGCACAACGATCCGCTTCTCCTAGTCACTGGCATCTTTAGTTTTTTCAAAGTTGTGTTTTAGGTTAGACAAAATGAGGGCGAAAAAAAAACCCCACCGAAGTGGGGTTAATTTATTACTTAAGAACCTTAAGAACTACTAAGCCTTTGAGAGCCTTAATATCCTCAAGCATGCCCGCATATCCTGACTTGTTTTCCTCAAGATACTTAATGGCTTGCTTAACGGCACGTTGAGCCAATATCGTTTTGCTTGCGGGTGCTGATTTGCCTACCTTATCACCATTCTCAATGCGACGGGTTAACTGAGCCTTGAGATTGTTATAAGCCTTACGAGCCATATCACGCAATACAATTTGTTGAGCCTCATCACTTTTTGCTAACGTTTTAGGATCAGCAAAAACCAATTTAGTGGCAACAGGATCATTCCAACCCTTAACGATACAGGTAAACACGTTATCCCTAAACGAGATACCTTGTTTATCCTCAGTCTCATTAAAAGCCACAAATTGAGATGGCTTAACCTTATTGGCAATCAGCACGTCAACCAATCGATCGCCCGCCTCGCTTGCTTGCTTAACTAAGCCTGACCATGTCTCTATGCTATTGATTACTTCAGTATTAAGAGCATAAGGGTTAGCGACTGGCTCAGTATTAGCAAGGGATTTGCTTACTTGAGTAATAGCAGATACAGCAGATTTAACTTGTTTCATTTTGATACCTTTCTAAATAATGTCGTAAGCAAAACGCCCCGAACCATTAACTAAATTTTAATACAATCTGATAGTGTTTGACAAGGGATAATATCGTCTAACGTTAGACGCAAAGCCGATTTTGCCTAGCGATTTAGCGACACCCCACCCCCCAAAAATCTGTTTAGGTACCATGCGCTGTATAGGTTTGCTATTTCAAACTCTCATAGCTCACTTTTTCAAATTGGCCCCCGGTACATTGCCTAAGTACCTAACGAAAAAAATATATACCACCCCCCATACAAGTTTTTCCTGGGCAGCAATCGGCGCCCTGTAGAAACACCCCCCGTCATGTTTTCTAAGTACCTAGCCTAAAAAATTTTTATATATAAAATTTTCGGTTTTTTATACATGTTGGGAAGTACTTACATAATTTTTTCGTTTTCCTATATACTTCGCCTATCTACATCAAATTCGGACAAGGACTTGATGCAACAAATGCACGTTGAGCCAGACTTGGCGATACCATTCCCGGAAGACAATCCGGTGCTAGCAAACTTCAGGGAAAGAGCTGAAGCGGCATGCCGCACGGCAGATTTATTGGAACTGGATGTCACTCCAACCGACGAAGACATGGCGGTGGCAGAGACTATTGTCTATGAAGTAGCTAAAAACGAAGACCAGATAAATACCAAGATCACGACCAAAAAGGCTTCGCAGATCAGACCTGCTACCTATTACGCAGTCAATGACATTCTGAAAGAGTTTTCCACAAAGGTTGTAGAGAACGCCACGCAGATTAGGCTATTGGTAACAAATAAGTTACTACTGGAGTCTGTCAATGAGGATCCCAAGATTCGTATCCGTGCCCTAGAGTTATTGGGTAAGATCACCGACGTAGGCTTATTTACTGAGAAGTCTGAGGTTACGATCAACCACCGGTCAAACCAAGAATTAATGGACTCCCTGCGCTCTAAAATACAGAAACTCATGCACCCACAAGGCATAGAAGACGCAAAAGCGGTTGAAGTCAATGGAGAAGCTATTGATGTGGGTAAAGAAATGGGTATAGAAGACACCCCAGAAGAAACTCAAGAAGTCCAAGAAGTCCAAAATACGCAACCCGAGACAACAAAAGATGACGACAGCGACCCTAAACCCTCTTGAAGAGCTAACTGACGCTGAACTGCAGTTCATGCTGGACAATTTGGACCAGTTTGATGAGCTAGACGCTGAAGAAACAGAGCTTGTTATTGATGAAATGGCTAGGCGCAAGGAAGCTAAGGCTGCTAGGCTTGATTTAATAGAGTTTTGCAAACTAATGCAGTCCGACTACAAAGTTGGTGAGCATCACCGCAGATTGGCAAACCTCCTTATGGAGATTGCTGAGGGTAAAAAGAACCGAATAGCGGTCAATATACCCCCACGGCACGGTAAATCCCAGCTTGTTTCTATCTATTTTCCTGCGTGGTTTCTTGGGAAATACCCCGATAAGAAGGTTTTGATGGTCTCCCACACGACCGATCTTGCTGTGGACTTTGGACGGAAAGTGAGGAACCTAATTGATACCCCCCTATATAAACAAATTTTTCCAACTGTCTCTTTGGCGCAAGATAATAAGTCTGCTGGTCGGTGGAATACTAATGCTGGTGGTGAGTATTTTGCTTGTGGTGTGGGTTCTGCCCTTGCTGGTCGTGGAGCTGATCTATTATTGGTGGACGACCCCCATAAC